ATTAGGGATTTCTTAGTAACTGGTAATCACACAAATAATTCTAATAGAATTCAATGGTCAGGTATTAATGATATTTCTACTTGGGAAAGTGGAACTAAACAATCAGACTTACAAGACTTACCAGGATCTGGTGGACAAATAGTTCATATAACTTCTGGAGAGATTGGTTATGTATTTAGACAAAACCAAATAGTTCGATTAGACTATGTGGGTGGTGCAACAGTATTTAGATTATCAGTTATCTCACCAAATAGAGGAGCTGTATATGGAAGAACAGTTTGCCAAGATAATCGTAGAGTATTCTTTTATGCAGACGATGGATTTTTTGAAATCAATGGCGACCAAGTAATTCCAATCGGTGCAGAAAAAGTTAATAGATTTTTTGACACAGATTTAAACAAAGCATTTAGTGATAGAATATGTGCTGCTGTAGATCCATTCAATCAGTTAGCATTATGGTTATATCCAAGTGCATCCGACACTGCGAATACAACTGGTATTTGTGATAAAGTTTTAATCTATAATTATGCAACTCAAAAATGGTCAACTGCAGATGCTAGTGCTAGTACAATATTCTCACAATTTGTGGGAGCTTATACTGTAGAATTAATGGATATTATCTCTCAAAACTTAGATAGTATTAATATTGCATTAGATACTGATTTTTGGAATGGTGGACAATTATTATTAGGTGCAATAGATAATAACTATAAAGCTGCTATTTTCTCAGGTACTGGAAATGAAGGAGAAATAGAAACTAGAGAATTAGAGTTGTTTCCAGGTTTAAGATCAAATATAATAGGTATAAGACCTATTGTAGATGCAGAAGCTACAGTGACTTTAAGTACCAGAGATAGATTGGCAGACAATCCTACAGAGTCAACAGTTTCTAGTATGAATACAACAGGAATTAATCCAGTAAGACAATCTGGTAGATATGTTAAAATTAATGTTAAAATACCAAGTGGTGGTGCTTGGAAAGATGCTCAAGGAATTGATTTAGTTGCATCAAGATCAGGGTTGCGATGACAGATAAAACTGATATAGATAATGTTAGATACAGTTTTGAAACTCAAGAGTTTTTCCAAAGACAAATTGAGGAAGCTATTAACGCATTAATAAACGAAAAAAATCAAGAAAATAACAAAGCCTTTTCTTGGTTCATGGGAGATTAAATGTCAGGCATAAAAGATTATTCAACAACCAATTTAAACAACACAACATTAAATGGAATTTCTGTTGCAGAAGGAATGTTACCTTCTCAACTTAATAATGCAATCAGAGCATTAATGGTTAATACCAGAGAATGGTTTAATGATAGTCAATGGGTTGAATATGGAGATGGTGATGGTGCTTACACAGGTGCTTATGCTTCAGCTACTTCATTCACAATAGCTGGTGTAGATGTTTCTGCAATTTACCATGAAGGAAGAAGAATTAAATTAATTGCTCCAACACCTGGAACAATTTATGGAACAATTAGTTCATCAACTTTTTCAACAGACACAACAGTTAATGTAACTTGGGATAGTGGTTCATTATCAAATGAAGCTATTACAAATATTTATATTGGTTCAATATCAAAAACAAATACTTCAATACCTACAGGTGTAATTACAACTGCTACATTAGCAGATGGATCTGTTACAACTGTAAAATTAGCAGACAGTGCAGTTACGACTGCAAAGATTGCTGATGCTAATGTTACTACTGCAAAAGTTGCAGACTCAAACATTACTACTGCTAAGATTGCAGACTCTAATGTAACTACTGCTAAAATTGCAGATTCAAATATTACGACTGCTAAAATTTTAGACGCAAATGTAACTGCTGCAAAACTTGCAAGTAATTCTGTTACAACTGCAAAAATAACTGATTCAAATGTAACGACAGCTAAAATAGCTGATGCAAATGTTACTAATGCTAAATTAGCAACTGATGCAGTTCAAACTTCTAATATTGTAGATGGAAATGTTACAGCAGATAAACTTGCAAACTCAAGTGTTACTTCAGCAAAAATTTTAGATGGTACTATTATTAATGCAGATATTAATGCTAGTGCAGCTATTGAAGCTACTAAAATTTATAATGGTACAGTTGCAAATGTAGAATTTGGTTATCTAAGTGGTGTAACAAGTGGAATTCAATCTCAATTAGATGCTAAACTTGTTAAAGCAAGTAACTTATCTGATTTAACTTCAGCATCTACTGCAAGAACTAATTTAGGTTTAGGTACTATTGCAACTCAAGCTGCAAACAATGTTAATATTACTGGTGGTGCAATTACTGGAATGTCTGCACCTTCTTCTGGTTCAGATGTAACTACAAAAACTTATGTTGATGATTTAGTTGCAGGATTAAAAACAAGAATTATTACTAGAGTTGCTACAACTGCAAATATTGATTTAACTGCAGACTTACAAAATGGTGATACTTTAGATGGTGTTACTTTAGCAACTGGAAATAAAGTTTTAGTTAAAGATCAAACTGACCAAACAGAAAATGGTATTTATATTGTTGTAGCATCAGGTACTGCAAGTAGAGATCCTGATTTTGATACAGTTGAAGAATTAGCTGGACAACTAGCAATTGTTCAAGAAGGTACTTCAAATGCAGATAAAATCTTTCTTTGCACAACCGACAATAGTGGATCTATTGGAAGTGTTAATATCGTATTTTCACAAGTACAACCATCATTCACAGGTACAGTAACTTCAGTAGCAGTTGCAGACGCAGGTTCTTCAGAATTTACAGTTACTGGTTCACCAATTACTTCATCAGGTACAATTTCTTTAGCAGTCAATTCAATTAATGCTAGTAAAATTGGAAATGGTGATGTAAGTAATACAGAATTGAGTTATGTTAATGGAGTAACAAATCCAATTCAAACTCAAATAGATAACAAGGCTTCAGCAGGATTTGCTGTTGCTATGGCGATAGCTTTATAAGGAGAAAATATGGCACAAGATTTTACTAGATACTCTACACAAGCAACTAACAGTGCTAGTACAGTATTTACAGCAAATTCTAATGATGCGGTAATTGGAGTAAGAATTGCTAACATATTAACTTCAGCGATAACAGTATCAGTTTGGATTTCTGAATCAGGAGTGACAGACAGATATATTGCAAAAGATTTAAGCATCCCACCTTCAAGTGCAGTTGAACTTGTATCTGGTGGTGCTAAATTTGTAATGCAGAATACAGATGTTTTAAAAGTACAATCTGACACTGCTACATCTGCTGATGTTTGGGTTAGTGTTGTTGATTCAATTAGTGCATAAGGAGAACAAATGGATAGTTTATATAGTATAATTTATTTTGGTAACAAACCAGGAGCAGAAAGTATTTATACTCATGCTCAAGTTATTGATAACAAAAATATGGTTATTGAATCTGCAGTTCTTGCAGGTCCAGTTACCTTTACTCAAACTGTAACAGTAACAGGAACATTGGTAATTATTTAATGAGTAAAATAGAAGTTAATCAAATATCATCACAATGCGGATCAACATTAACGATTGGTCAATCAGGTGATACTATTCAATTAGCGGCTGGTGCAACTCAATCTGGTTTTGGAAGAACTGGAACTGTTGATTGGGACACTACAGCAAAGACTGCTAGTTTTACTGCTGTAAGTGGAACAGGGTATTTTGTAAATACGACTTCAGCGGCAATAACTTTAACTCTCCCAGCTAGTCCAAGTGCTGGTGATATAATAAGTTTCAAAGATTATGCATATACTTTTGCAACAAATAATTTAACAGTAGCTCCTAATGGATCAAACATTGGTGGAGCAGGAGATTCTAATGTAGTTTATGATATAAGTGGAACATCTAAAACTTTTATTTATGTAGATGGAACTCAAGGTTGGTTAGTAACTAATGAGTCAACAGATGTGTCTACAGGTGAAGCTTTTATTGTAGCAACAGGTGGAACAATTGTTTGTTGTGGTGATTATAGAACTCATATTTTTACAGGACCAGGAACATTTTGTGTTTCACAAATAGCAGGTTGTTCAGCGAATAACGAAGTAGATTATGTAGTAGTAGCTGGTGGGGGTGGTGGAGCTGGTGCTAATCCAGGATCAGGTGGTAGAGGTGGTGGTGGAGCTGGTGGATTTAGAATGTCTAATTCTTTATCTTTACCTGCACCTTTAACTTCTCCTTTAGCAAATACATGTGGAGTAACAGTCACAGCAACATCTTATCCAATTACAGTTGGAGGAGGTGGTGGTGGAGGTCCAGCTGCATGTTCTCCAACAGGAGATGGTACAAAAGGTTCAGATTCAATATTTAGTACAGTTACATCAACAGGTGGTGGTAGAGGAAATGCTTATCCACATCCTGGTACTTGCACAGGTGGTTGTGCTCAACAAAATGGTGGTTCTGGAGGTGGTGGATATAACCAACCTGATGAAATTCAAGGTTCAGGTAATACTCCTCCTGTATCTCCTCCTCAAGGAAATCCAGCAGTAAGAAGTAGTCCCTCATCAGGTGGAGTAGGTGGTGGTGGAGCTGGAGCTTCTAATCCTACTAGTGTTCCAAATCCAAATTCTGGCACTGGAGGTGGTGCAGGTTCATATATAGATGCTAATTTTATTGGTCCAACTGCTCCAAGTTATGGGGAAACAGGACCAGTCGGATCAACAAGATATTTTGCAGGTGGCGGAGCAGGTGGATCATATCAACCTTGTGGAACTCAATTATCTGGTGGTGTAGGTGGTGGTGGAGATGGCGGAAATGGTAATGCTCCTTTTCCTTCTACTGCAGGAACAACTAACACTGGTGGTGGCGGTGGTGGTGGAGGTGGAGGTGCTGCAGGTTCATCTGGCGGTTCAGGTATTATAATGATAAGGTATAAATATCAATAATTATGACAAGTACAATTAAAGTAAACAATATTCAAAATCAATGCGGTGCTAACATCGCTAACAAATGTGGTTCAACCATTACACTTGGTGCAAGTGGCGATA